GCAAGTGGAGGAACGGCGCCGGGAGTGGGGAGAGGAGTCGGCCCTGTATATCGCCTCCGTCCTGGGCCGGTTCCCGGACAACCTGGAGGACGCCATCGTGCCGCGGTCTCTCCTGATGGAGGCGGTCGAGCGAGAACTGGAGCCGGAGGGCGAGGCTACGCTGGCTTGTGACGTTGCCAGGTTCGGCGCCGACAAGACGGTGGTCTACCGCCGCCAAGGGAACGTCTGCCGGTTGGCTTGGAAGTCCCAAGGCCGGGATACCCAACAGGTCGCCGGTCGTTTGAAGATGATGGCCGAGGATGACCCGGAGGTAACCGCGATAATAGTGGACGATACCGGCGTCGGCGGCGGCGTGACCGACAGGCTGAACGAGGAGAATGTGGCCGGCGGTCGGGTCCGGATCGTCGCCTTCAACGGCGGGGAGAAAGCCCGGAGGTCTGACCGTTACGTCAACGCCATCGCCGAGGCATGGCTGGAGTTGGGCCAAGCCTTCCGGGACGGCATGATAGACATTGACGACAACCCGGCGGTTATCGCCCAGCTATCGGCGCGGCGATACACCGTCCAGGGAGACCGGAGGATCAAGCTGGAATCCAAAGAGGACTTCAAGAAACGGTCAACGGGCGGGAGCCCCGACGATGCGGACGCCCTGGCCATGTGCTATTCGGCGCCGGGTCCAGGGCTGGGAGTATGGTGATGCCAAAGACTCCAGAGGAATATTTCGCGGAAGGGCGCGGTTGGCTCATCCGGGCCGAGCGTATCGCCAAGCTATATGAGAACAAAGACGACTTCGATAAGTCGGCGAATCTCGCGGTCCTGGCGATGGCGAACGCCCTCCTCGGCATCTGCGCCCAGTTCATCCGGGAGCAAGAGGCCGATTGACCAAGGAACTCCGGTGCAATCTTTGCGGGAAGCTCCTGGCCGAGAAGGCCGAGCCGGGTACGGTCATTATCTGCTCCCGATGCAAGACCCGGAACGAGGCGTGAGGTTTACCCTATGATTCTTCAGATTGCATATCCATCGGGGAAGCATTTTGTCCTTGATGGAGTTTGGAAGGGCTTGATAAAGCCTAATGGTATTCCGTCGTTAGCGGTTGACCTCGGTGAGCAAGAAGATAAGCCCATAATGTTACTCGATCCGCGGGCTATCGTGCGAGATGGAGAGGGCAAGAGACTTTACCGGCCCAGCCGTCGCAGCCTGGAGGGAGCGCCGGGATTACAGGAATGGCTGGCCGACAATCCAGGGTGGGCCAGATAATCGTGAAACCATTAACCGTCAAGACCAAGGACTGGAAGGCTGGCCGGCGGTGGGCGCGCCGGAATGCCCTTGCCACTCCCGGAGTGACCTACACCATCCGCCGGGACGGGCGGCATCTGAGCTACCGTTACGAGGGCGGTCTGATGTATTGCACCGGGACCGGCAATGCGGTGGAACCTTACCGCCCTTGGACCTGGACTGAGTGGCACAGGAAACAGAAGAAGAAAGCATGAGCATCCCGGCCTTGGAAGGTTGACGCCACCAGAACCCATGTGCTAGATTTACAACCAGTGACCTCATCCGGCAAGTGTCCGAGGCGAAAGCCCGAAGCCGGTGGAGGTCATTTTGCCGTTCTGGGACTTCCTCCGCAAACAAGAACCGGGCGACGTGGCCGTCGCCGTCCCGCTCAATTATGACGTTGGACAGGCGACCTACCCGGACGCCAGCTTTGAATCATTCGCCACCGAGGGATACGCCAAGTCCGAGATCGTCCACGCTTGCATCCGCGAGCTGGCGGTCAGCGCGGCCTCTCCCCGGTACTACGTCCAGGCTCCCGCCACCGGCGGCGGCGCCGTCGAGATAACCTCCGGCCTCCTCTACGACCTGACCTCCAAGCCCAACCCGACCTCCGACTGGTATTCCTTCGTCGAGACCCTGGTCACATACCTGAACGTGGCCGGGAATACCTACACGCTCAAGGAGCGCAACCGCTCCGGCAAGGTGTCCGCGCTCTACCACCTCCGGCCCGACCGGGTCCGGATCATAGGCGGAGACCACGGCGCCGAGGGCTATGTCTACACGGTCGGCGGCAAGGACTACTCCATCCCACGGGAGGACATCTGCCATCTGGCCCTGCCGAATCCCGGCGGCGACCTTTACGGCCTGAGTCCACTCCAAGTCCTGGCGCGTAACGTCAACCTCGACCTGAACATGACGGACTTCGCCAAGGTCTACTTCCAGAACGCCGGCGTCCCGTCCGGGCTTTTGAAACTCAAGCGGCGCCTAAACACCCAGGAGGAGGCGTCGGTCATCCGCTCCCGTTGGCGCTCCCAGTTTGGCGGACGCAACAACTTCCACCGCATCGCCGTATTGGACGAGGACGCCGACTATGTCCCGATGGCTAACTCGCCGAAAGATATGGCGTTGACGGAACTCCACGACCTGACCGAGTCCCGCATCTGCGCGGTCTTCGGCGTCCCGGCCATCCTGGTCGGCGCCAACGTGGGACTCCAGCGCTCGACCTATTCCAATTACCGCGAGGCCCGGATGGCCTTCCACTCCGAGACCCTGGAGCCGATGGTCTCCCGAATCCTCCGGCATATCAACCGGAATATGTTTGATGAATACAGCGGCAACGAGACCCTGACGGTGGACTGGGCCGAGATGCGCTCCGGCCTGGACGACCGGGAGGCCATGACCTCCAGGGTCACCGGCTTATTCGCCGGCGGCATCCTGACCTTGAACGAGGCCAGAGAACAACTCGGACTCCAGGCCGTCACCGACGGCGCGATCCGGCGCATCCCGGCAGCGATATTTGAGGTGGCCGAGGGAACACCGGCCCCGGTCGCCGTTGGCGCCGCTCCGGTGGAGGAGTCTCTGCCGGTCGGGACGCTGAAGGAATGGGAAGGCCTCCCGGCCTTGAAGGCGCCGAGGGTAGCCAGACGGGCCGGACTGTTACGCCGCCAACTCCTGGAGGACCGGGAGGAGGAGACCGACCGGATGGCGAAGCAAGTCCAGCGGCACTTCCGCGGACTCCGGAACCGTGTCGATGGCATCCTGGGCCGGTACATGGAGCGCGGCGGGTCCGAGTCCAAGGACTTCCCATTCGATGCCGATATGCTGATGCCTCCGGGTGAGATTCCGAGCCTGACCTCAATCCTGGAATCGGCCATGATGCGAATGAGCAAGAAGACCTTTGCGGCCATCAATGCGAACGGTCTAGCGGGGACGTTGGACTGGTCGGAGAAACTCCCGGTCGTTCAATCGGTCATGGTCCAAGCGCCGACCAGGGCCGTGATGATTCACCGGACTACCAATCAAGCTATCAAGCGCGCCGTTTCGATGGCCCTGGACCGAGGTTATTCTATCGAGCAATTATCCAGAGGAGTCCCGGACGACAAGTTTCCAGGACTCCGTTCTATCCTGACCGAGACCGAGAACCGGTCCAGGCTGATCGCCCGGACCGAGATAATGAGAACGCAGAACCAGACCACGGTGGGCTTCTACAAGGAGCAGGGCTTTGCCTTCGTTAGGGCCGACGATGTGGACGGTGATGCCGACGATACCTACGTTGACCCTGGCGACCCGTATGGCCGGACGTGCATCGAGAGGCACGGCCAGATATACAGCCTGGAGGATGCCCAGAATATCGATGACCATCCGAACGGGACGCTGAACTGGCAACCGATGCCCCGGAACTACAAGCCGGAGGAGACCGTATGATCAACAAGTTCTATATCTCGGACGCCAAAGTCCTGGACGACCGGCAAGGTATTGTCGAGGCATACGTCAACACGATGGGAATCCGGGACGCGGACGGGGACATAATCGACCCCGGCGCCTTCAACGCCTCCATCAAGTCGAACCTCCCCATCCCGGTCCTGGCCGGACACGACCAGAGCAAGCTGGTGGGCAAGGTCTTATTCGCCCAGTCCGAGCCGACCGGCTCCGCGGACGAGCATCGGCTATATACCCGTATGCAGATGAACATGGACACCCAGGCCGGACAGGAAGCCTATTCCAACATCGCCGGTGAGTATATCCGAGAGTGGAGTGTGGGCTTCAACCTCCCTGAGGGTGACGCGGTCGAGTATGCCAGGGATGGGAAAGAGACCACGCGCCGTATCTTGAATCTGGACTGGGTCGAGGTCTCCGCCGTTATCCGTGGGGCTTCGCCCTCAACATCGACCATAGCGGCCAAGACTTTGAAGGCTCCGAACACATACGCGACCAGAGAGGAGGCCGAGGCCAGGGCAACCGAGCTTGGATGCTCCGGATCGCATTCGATGATGGTCGAGGGCGAGGATGTGTTTATGCCCTGCCGGACTCATGCCCGATACCAGGCAGTCATAGAGGGGAACGAATACACGGCCCCGGACCCTGAGATGAAACCATACCCGAACTTCCACGCTTGCCGGATTATGGAGCCGGACGCGTTCGACCGGTTCCGGACCTCCTCGGAGACCATCGAGGACGGAGACTATGACGGCAAGGCGGTGGAGATACTTTTCGGACGCCATGCGGAGTCCGGGGAGTGGGCATTAACGTCTTACCGGATGCCGCTTGAGGACTGGACAG